TCAACTGGACCTTTTTCTTCTGGTTGTTGTTCTAGTTCAACTTGTATATCTTCTTCGCTCGGTACGTTAACTTCTTTTCTTACCTCGTTGGGTAAGGCTTTGTCGATTTCTGCCATTTATTTTCTCCAGTTTTACTGTCTTAACAGTATTATTCTTAATATTCAAGCCTTGTGGGTTAGGACCTGATTTAGGTGGTGGTCCAAATTTTTTACCTTTAATCACTATATGTACCTACTGTTCCCTGTAAGAGGTTTATCTATGAAGCCACCGTAGGCTTTTTTTACAGTTTTGTATAAATTACTTGTTGGGTCTTCTTCTTTAACAAATAATTTTTCTTTTGTTAATACATCATAAAAATCAGTTGGTTTAGTTGATACAGAGTCGTATTGTTCAAATTCTTTTTTATCTTTATTATAATTAGAAAAAGAAAATATATTAGTTGGAAATATATTTTTAATTTTTTGTCTAATTTCTCTCGTTGAACCCTCTATTACTACAGGAATTTTATCATAACCTAAATTTTTAAATGCTTTTGCTCTGTGATTACCCTCTTGTCCTACAACTTCAAATGAATCCGAATCTTCAAATGGTTTATTAACATATAGTATAGGTATATTTGCAAGCTCTTTACCTTCTTTTAAAAGAGTTTCTAAATTTTTAATGTTCGTTTTATATCCTAAATTTTCTTTACCTTCCTCTGGTCTATATTTTTTTGTAAGATTTAGGTACTCATCAGGGGACATGTAAATTAATTTAGAATCATCATAGTTTTGAAACGTATAAGCTGCAGCTCCAAAATGTTTATCTGCCTCAACAACTTGAGGCATATTTTTAGGACTGTATTGTGGATTTTGTTTATTTGCGTTTTCTATGTTTTTTTTCCAAAATTCATTTTTTTCATTTATAAGTTCTTTTATTTCTTCTTCTGTAGGATATTTAAACTCAGGTTTACCATCCTTCATATTAAAAATAATAGGAATATCTATTTTTTTCCCCTCTCCAAAACCTGGTAGTTGAGGTAATAATTTATCTTCTATAGGTAAAGTTTCTGTTGTTTCTATTTTAGGAGGTGTTGTTTCACCTGTTTTTATCGGCTCACTTATTATTTCTCCTGGAAAACCTACAGGTTTTGTTAACTCTTTAATTCTTTCCGCTTCCTTTTCCATTTCTTCCGCATCAGGTGCAAAAATTCCCGGTGGATTAGTTTTCATAGCAAATGCAATACCTTGAGAAGGCATTATTGTTGCTATAAGTTTTTGAGCTTGTTCAGGGTTTTCTTGAATGTATTTATTTACTTCGTCAGTAACTTTTGCCATACCTAAAGTAGCAACAGAAAGACCTAAAGCCTCTGCAATTGGAAGGATAAAAGGTGCTGCTTGAATCACTAAAATCCTCGTTTAGCTAGTTTGGGTTTTTTAATAAGACCTCCTTTTGAATTCAAAGATCTATATTTTTTAAATAGTTCTTTTTCTCCTGGTCTTAAATATTTATCTAATGTTTTAGGTTTAAATCTTTTTTGTAAATCTCTATACATTCTATATCTTCTTTCAAGATACGGGGATAGTTTTAAATTTTTCATTAGTAATATGTCCTTTTCGTTTTTATAATCTTTTCATCTTTGTAGTCTTCAGGATGTGGTATCAACCCTCCCTGTCTAAACCGCATTACGGCTTGTGTCATACTATCGACCAAGTCATCATGATCACCATATGGAAAAGCTGCACATTCCTCAACTACCTCTTCTGCAAACTTTTCTTCAGGAGCCCATATCATACCACTTTCAAACAAAGGTGCAACTGCATTTACTCTTGCATGCTTGTCGTTTCCTTTTGACGGTGTGAAATTAACTACTGGTATCCCCATATTTCTTAACTCGTATGTGAGTGGTAACCCTGATGCCTTTGCTTCAATCAATACAGTTTCTGGATTCCAATAGTCATATTGTTCCTTTGCTATTCTTCGAAGTTCGGGAAACTCGAATCTACCTTTGAGTGCATCGACTAATATCAATTGCTGCGGACTATCTTCATTCTCACGAAATACACCCCATGTAGTTATAGCAGAATAATCGGCTGTCTCCTTTTTCATGAATGCTGTATCGTATGATTGTATGACGTGCTCTAAAGGTGGCATTGTTTCTTTTTCCCAAACATTCCACCACTCACGTTTTATAATTGCACCTTCTTCTGATGTAGGGTTTTGCATCCACTGCGCATTCCATTTACCAACACTTAAACTGGCTTTGACAGTTTCTAATTCTTTTTTGTCCCAATACTCAGGCCACACTGGTTTATTAGATGGCATGATTGCAGGAAACTCTATTAGCTCCCATTGATCTGACTTTGCTTCTTTTTGATGTTTTAATAATTGTCCTGTTAGATCTTTAACATTCCAACGCGTCATAACACAAACGATTGCACCACCTGGCTGAAGTCTTTGACGTGGTCCTGATGTATACCATTCATAAGCTCGCTCTAAAGCTGGTAAGTTCATTGCATCTTGCTCCGAGTGTGGGTCATCTATTATTAATAAATCTGCACCTCTTCCAGTGATCGCTCCGCCAACACCAGATGCAAAGTATTCACCGCCTTGTTCTGTTTCCCATCTACCCGCTGCTTGACTATCTTCTCTCAGCCTTGTCTCAAATATTTTTTTATAGTCCTCTGTATCCATTAATGTTTTAGCTTTACGCCCGAATCTTATTGCTAGTTCTCCGGTGTGGGTAGTTTGAATAATTTTTAGCTTTGGGTTTCTACCGATCATCCAAGCTGGCAGCAAGGAGCTGGCGAACTCTGACTTTGTATGTCTTGGTGGCATATTGACAATCAATCTCTTCAGTTTGCCTTCTGCTATTTGGTTAAATTTTTTTGCAATAATTTTATGGTGGCGACCTTCAATAAACTCTGGCCACATGTGTTTAGCAAATGACAGAAAGTCATCTTTGACTTTGGATATCTTTTTCTTTTCATCAAGCTTGAGAGCCATCTTCATGAAGTCTTTTTTCACATCTGGTGGGAGCTTTTTTATTTTATCTAGATCAATTTGCATTTTGAAAAAAATTTTTTGTAAAATTTTTTGGTTAATGTTTCCAACGATTGTTATTGTATTCCTTATTGTTTTGTAAAGCAATAATGATTTTGGGGTCATAAACCCTCCAAATCTGACTATATATACTAACATTTAGTTACATACATAGTAATAAGTAAATAAGGAGCTTCGCACTCTAATCTTTTTGGTGTCGACTTGGTACCTCTATCGAGATACACGCGTAGGTTGTATTGCTAGATATAAAAAAACTCTAGCCGTGTAACACGGCTAGAGTTGCGAGTAACTTTGTTTATATTTCTTGTTTGTTTATGTGGTGTAAAGTTCTAAAGAATATCAATACACCTGAAGCAATTATAATAAATGGTACATACATTGGAAATAATATCTCAGCATAATTGCTAAATAAAGCAATCACACCTAAAAACATTAATCCAAAACCAGATATTAAACCTAGTATTAAAAGAAATTTAATCATTAAAATTAAACTCCAATTGCTTTGGGTTTGTTTCTGGTTTTTTTGGTAGCTCATAAGCATGAGTTAACTTATTGTACTTTTGCTTATCACCAACAATTCCACCACCCTCAACCCTAATGGGTGAACCATAGTCAATCATTTCGCAATTGTGAAATGTTGGATATGATATTCTTTTAAAGAAATTAATCAGTTCTTTTTGATCTAAAAGAAATAAATCAAAATCTTTAAAAGTTTTATTCTTCTGAAAGTTATTGACTAACTTTTTTTCATCTTTATTTGATAAATAAAAAGTAAATCTAGTTTTGCACTCCCAGATTTTTCCGTTGTTTTTTTCCATTTTTTTCCTCGCTTTCATTATTGACAATAGCATGATTTAAATATATTGTCAATGGGATAATATAGGAGAATAAAAATGAAACAAAGAAAAATAATACAAGTTAAATACCCACCATTTGATACGACAGTTAAAACTTATGTGGATATTTATAAATATGAAGATGAAATGACAGCGAAAGATTACGAAGATTTAAAAGCTGAAATTTTTAAAAATCAACAATAATCATTTGGGGTCGCGATAAAAAGAAATCTGGATAAGTGGCAATTTGAACCGCGCCAGATACCCCAAAATATAGGAGAATAAAAATGCACTATATAACACAAAACAAAAACTACGATCCAAAACCTAAAAAGGTAGTTGACGAAACAATAAAAGAGTTCTTATTAAAGGGCGAAAAAAAAGAACGTTTTTTAATAAGTGATGTCGCTAATCACGGCTGTAGTGGTGGCACAATATCCGAGTTAATTTATTATGAAGATTGTAATAAATTTTACGATAAGCACCACGAAGAGATATGGGACGAAATTAGCGAATTAGGTGGCTTAAAAGAGTTAATTACAGAAAATGGATTGGATTATCCAGATAGTGATAATACTTTTAAATGTAGCTTAACGTGGTTGACCGTTGAAAGTATAGCGCAACGGATAACGAACGAAAGAGAAGAAAAAAAATCAGCATGAGCCGTAAAGCTGGTGAACCAATGCGAAAACTACTAGCCCTCCATAACGAGTGGCTAGTGGCTAATGGTTACCCGCTACACGTTCCACGTGAAAAAAAAAACAAAACTCCACAATTCCAAGCACAAGCGACACGCCACAACCTACACGCGAAATCGCCAAAATCAAAAGCGCAGGCGCAAGCTACAAGACGCGCGTAGCTAGAAGGTTTTAGCTAGTAACGAGTGGCGGGATTTTGCAGGAAAATCACTTTTAATGACTTCTAGTTTACAATGATTATAAATTGCAGAAAGTATAATAAATATGGCACAAATGAGACTAAAAAATGTCCAAAATAAAACTTGTTTTTTCAAGTACAAAAAGACTTGCAAAGCATTAAAATAAATATAGGATAATATAAGAAAGGAGATAAAAATGATTAAATATAGTCTTTTAAAAAAATGGTTTAAAGAAAGCAAAACACTTTTAACAGATGACATAGAGACACAAATTGACAACTACTGGTCTAATATTAATTTTATAAATATTGAGCAAGATATAATTGCACTTCAAGAGAATATTTGGATTGATATTTTAAATAGAGAGTTAAAAAAAAGAAATGCTTGACTTATATATGAGATATTATAAGATTTTCTATAACTTAACAAAAGGAGAACATGACAAAAAGCACATATCCAACTAAGTATCAAATAACAAAGTTAGAACTAAGGGTCGATGAAGAGTTAGACCCTATTATAAATTTAGCTGAATTAGAATTAAAGTCTGTTTTAGCTGAACAAACTGAGATTGCAATGACTTACTTAGCAAAAAAAATAAAAGCTGATAAAGTTATTAATAATCTACAAAAAGCCGTTGAACAATTAGAAATTGCTCAGCGTCAAGCTATAACCTTTTTTGGTAAGATTAAGGATAATAAGTTAAAAGAGAGACTATCTCATAAGTTTACAAAAAAAGATCGAGATAATTATTACTCAAGCTCTTATGATAAAGGGATATTGCCTGAAGATTGTCGAGAACAATTAAGAGAATGGGCGGAAGTTATTGCTCAACAAAAAGTTGAGAATAAACCTGAAGGCAGAAAACTTAAAGAGCTTAAACTATACAAAAAAGCGTCTAAGCATAAGATTTGGGAATGTGGCGTCCCTGAGCAGTTGCAGTCTCAATTAGAGCAGATTTTATCTGGAATTAATATTATTTGGGATAAGTCAAAACAACTTAGACTACAAAATAAACAATATAATTAATATGATATACTTAATAATAAAAGAGCAAATTTATGAAGGCTTGAACAATAGCTATTTTGTAGTAGATCAAACTGAAGATTTAGACAAAGCTAATGATATATTGCAGGGTTATAATCTTATTAATAAAACTAATAAAAATATTTTACACTCGATTATAAAATATGAAAGCCCTTTAGTATTAACAAGAGAAGTCGCTTAAATTAAATATTGTAATATGGGATATTATAATTTAATATCCCATATTATTAGAGAGCTACTAACAAAATCCCACAATAGCTTAGTAATGGGTATTAGTAGCTCTCTAATAATAACTAAAAAATTATGAAAGCTAGAGAATATACAAACATACAGAATTATATTGATAGTCGAACAACAAAATTATTAGTAAAAAAAGATTTAATTGAAATTGCTTTGCGAGATCCAGATTCAAGGGTTGAAATATTAAAA